AAGATCTCGTTCAGACATATATCGTATAATTATCTGGGTTTTTTGGTGCCATTATAGTATAATATAATATTTTAGAAGAAAGGTTGACCAGTTTTTTTGGTTGTTTCTAGGTTTTCTTTGACTAATTTACCAATTATTTCACGTTCACTTGGAGATAAAGCCGCGGCTTCTGAATAAGTTATTCCGCCTCTCATATACCAACATACTTTAAATAAATCATGTCTAAGTTCCTTTGCTTGACCTTCCATATCTTTTAATGTTTTTATGATATCAGAATCCGATTGTGAAAGCAAGGTTATACGAAAAAATTTGCAGTATCAAATGTTACCGGAATCTCATAGTTAGCTGGTGCACCTTTTTTAATCTGCTCCTCGGTTGCTTTTAATTTTACCGGTTTGGTACTGCCTTGTGTTCTTAATTCATTTAATTTTTCTTGCAATTCTGTAATAAGGCCTGCATCAGCTTTATCAATGAATTCTTTAATCTGTATAGGATCAGTTACTTCTGCTCCATCGGGTGTTATAATTTTATCAATATTTTTTAATAACAGACTCATGCTTAATTCAGTTAATGATTTAAATGCTTCATCAAACTGTTTAGTTTTTTCTTGTTCTGACATTTTACTATCTTGTACTGACGAATATAATTTTTGTTGTTGGAATGTTGTTAAAGAAGCATTAGTCATGTCTTTATATGTTAACGGTCTTATTTGAATTTTTAATCCACTTTTTAATGTACATTCGTTTTTAATTTGTACACTTCTTATTGCTTCTAATATTGCAGGCAAGTTTAAAGTATGACTTACTTGCTCATTAGCAACAGGTACAGTAAAATTAATATCCATAGTTTCACCATACGTAGCAATTCTAATTGCAATTAATATAGTATCTAAATCATAGTTTTTAATTTGCCATGCATCTTTAATATCTGGAATACAACTATGAATAACATCTACTACTCCTACGCCATTCATTAGTGCGTCTGGAGTTTTAAAACGTATTTCATCTTTAGCAGTCATTGGCATTACACCAAGCTCACCTGTTTTTGAAGGTGTTACCACGTGAGGAGGATAATTTCCACCCGAAGGTAAACTGATATACACCGCAGGTTGTCTGAAGTACTTGTTTAAAGGATTGCTATTTTCTACCATATTTTTGTTCTATAAATATACATTAACTTGCGTATATAGTCAATATTTATATACGCATATAATAGGGCGAAATATTACCATATGGCGGACGAACTAGATAGAAAAATAATAGAAGATTATGAAGCATCACTTAAACGGCTTCAGAAACTCAACGAAAAAACACTCAAAATTCAAGACAGAGATTTTGATGCACGTGTTAAAGCAGTAAGAGAACGTTTCAACGAACGAAGACAAGAGATAAGAGATCAACACAAATCAGGTCTAGTACGTAAAGAACTAATCAAATTACTTGAAAGAGAAGAAGATCAATTTGAAAAGAATTTAAAACATAGAGAAAAACTAAGAAAAGCAACTGAAAATGTTTCTTCTGCGTTAGGTGGATTGTATGGTGCGGCAGAAAGAGGTGAGGGAGCAATCAGTTCTTTTACTGATGTATTCAAAGGTAGAGGAGTACTTGGTGATGCATTTTCTTCTTTAGGTAATCGTTTAGATATTAACATTGAAACATTCAGACAACTTTCACAAACAGGTGCAAACTTTGGACAAAGTATAGTTCAAATGAGGGAAGCCGCGGGTCAGGCTTTATTACCATTAGATGACTTTGCTCAATTAGTAGGTGAAAATGCACAAAATTTAGCCGCCTTGTATGGATCAACTACGGCAGGTGCAAGAGGACTTGCTAATTTATCAGAAGGATTAAGAACTGCTAGTGTAGAGTCATTGGCCCCATTAGGGTTTACAGTTGACGAAATCAATAGCACATTATTATTAAACTTAGAAAGACAAAGAAGAACTTTTAATTTTGATGCTAACGCACGAGCACAAAATATTCAATCTGCATTTAATTTTGCAAAACAATTAGACAGATTAGCAAAACTTACAGGTACACAAAGAGAAGAATTACAAAGACAAATTGAAGCTCAAATGTCAAACGAACGGTTCCAAGCGATGTTGGGTCAACAAACTGACAGTACAAGACAACGTTTAGAAAATTTTGCGGCTACTATTGGAACGTTATCTCCAGAACTTGCAGAAGGTTTTCAAGATTTAATTGCAAACTCTGGAAGACCAGTTACCGAAGCGGCTATTTCATTGGTGCAAAATATGCCAGAGGCTCAAGCCGCAATACAAAATTTAATTTCTGGAACAACATCAACTGAACAAGCATTAATGTCTGTAAGAAATGCATCAATTAGATCATATCAAAGATTTGATAAAGCAACTGTAACAGGTACAGTTGACTTCTTAAGATTACAAGGTGGGGTTATTAAGTTGGCAACAACAAACATGGACCTTAATGCAGTATTAGAAGAACAAGGAGCAACTGCAACTAGCCTAACACAAGGATTAACAGAATTTCAAGATGCGGCTAAAAGATTATCAGGACAATTCCAAAAAATAGAAACAGGATTACTATCTGCATTTGGTCCAGCACTAGGCGGATTAGCAAAAATGACAGAAGGTGGTATGAAAGTGTTTGGAAGTTTTGCGGCCGTAATAGCACAGATACCGGCTTTAACAGCAACAGCATTAGGAGGTATATTATTAGGAAAATATCTTTTCAGTAGAGGTGAACAAGTTATGATTACTGCCGCTGGTGTTAGATTGGGTACAGCAGGTCTTGGAAAATTATTGACTAGTATAGGAATAGGTGGCAAAGGTAGTGCTATTGGAAGAATTGGAGGCTCAGTAGGAAGAGTACTACCAGGACTTGGAGCCGCAGTAGGAGTTGGCTCAAGTTTAGCCATGTTAGGTAGTGAAGATGAAGATACACGTAAAAAAGGAAAATGGGGATTAGGCGGAGCGGCGGCTGGAGCGTTGCTTGGACAATTCTTAATTCCAATTCCCGGAGTTGGTGCATTAATTGGTGCTGGTTTAGGATCTATGGCAGGACAATTTGCTGGTGGTAGACAGTTTGGTGGACCAATGGACTCTGGTAAATCTTACCTAGTACACAAAGACGAAATAATTACATCAGGAACATCAAGCACAGCGGTTGCAAAATCAGATGTGAGTGATATTTTAAATACCAAATACGAATCAATGGAAAAACATTTAGCGGCAATTTCAACTAATATAACAGCCGGAAACAAGATTCACACTTCAGCACTAGAATCGTTAAATACTAGTAATATGATTAACAACAAGACTAGAGTAGCTGTCGAACGAACGGCACGGACAGATCCAAATAGGGTTGGATTAGTATAGTAAATGGTTGCAAAAATATTGGAAAGAATGTAATATAAAGTATGGCTTGGAAAAAGTATTTTAATGATGCAAACTTATCTCCAATTAGTGGAGAAAAAGTACCTAACTTTGCAAAAAGAAATTATAGTTCTTATTTGCCTGATGTTTATACAGGACATCCAAATAGAATTCAAAGATATTTTCAATATGACCAAATGGATTCTGATTCAGAAATTAATGCGGCATTAGATATCCTAGCAGAATTTTCAACACAACAAAATAAAGAAAACGAAACACCATTTGATATAGTGTTTAAAGATGAAACAACTGAACACGAAGTAAAACTTTTAAAGAAAGCACTTCAACAATGGACAAAAGCAAACAAATTAGGCAAAAGAATTTTTAGAATATTTAGAAATGCGTTAAAATATGGAGACTGTTTCTTTGTAAGAGATCCAGAAACAGTTAAATGGTTATACATTGACAACGCAAAAGTTGACAGAATAGTTGTTAACGAGTCAGAAGGTAAAAAACCTGAACAATATGTTATAAGAGATATTAATCCAAACTTACAAAGATTAAGTGCAACACAAATTACACCTAACCAAACATACGGTGGTGGTGGAACAACAGGTGGTGGTACTGCGGCATACGGTCAAAGTTATGCAAACGCAGGTGCAACTGCTAATATGTCAGGATTTGCTGGAGCCCATGCAGGTGGTAGATTCTACAGATCAATGAATGCATACAACATTAATGCAGAACACGTTGTACATATGTCAATGTCAGATGGGTTAGACAACTTATTTCCTTTTGGACAATCAGTATTAGAACAAATTTTCAAAGTTTACAAACAAAAAGAATTATTAGAAGACGCAATTATCATTTACAGGGTTCAAAGAGCACCTGAAAGAAGAGTATTTTATATCGACGTAGGTAATATGCCAACACACTTGGCTATGCAATTCGTTGAAAGAGTTAAAAACGAAATTAATCAAAGAAGAATTCCAAGCACATCAGGTGGTGTCAACTATATTGATGCAACATATAACCCTATGAGCATTAATGAAGATTACTTCTTTCCGCAAACAGCAGAAGGAAGAGGATCTAAAGTTGATACACTACCGGGTGGAACTAACTTAGGTGAGATAGATGACCTTAAATTCTTTACAAACAAACTGTTTAGAGGTTTAAGAATACCAAGTTCATACTTGCCAACTGGTCCAGACGATGGACAACAACAATATAATGACGGTAGAGTAGGTACTGCGTACATTCAAGAATTAAGATTTAACAAATATTGTATGAGATTACAAAGTATGTTAAACCCAACATTTGATGAAGAGTTTAAAATGTGGATAAAATCAAAAGGTTATAACATTGATAGTAGTATGTTTGAACTAAAACTTAATCCACCACAAAACTTTGCGGCATACAGACAAACTGAAATGGATCAAACAAGAATTCAATCATTTACACAGGTAGCAGAACTACCTTATATGTCTAAAAGATTTGCGTTAAGCAGATATCTAGGTTTAAGTGAAGAAGAAATGGCAAGAAATGCTGATCTTTGGGCAGAAGAAAATAATGTACCACAGAAAAAACAAAGTAAAAATGCTCAACTTAGAGCAGGTGGAGTATCACAAGCAGGTATAAAAGGCGATTTAGATCAATTCGAAGAACCAACAGCCGAACCTGAATCACCAGAACCAGGACAACCGGGCGGACCACAACCAGGACAAACACCAGGTGGTGGAGCAACAGCACCAGGCGGTGGCGGTGGTGGAGGCCAAGGAGTATAATAAATACGTATATGAAACTGAATGAATTCTTTACATACGACCAAGACGGGCCAAAAGAAGACGGTACTTACGAACCTGAAAACGATATTTCTATATTAGATAAAGACGATACTAGAAAAACACGCCTTACACTCAAAGATATCAATTCAATGAGATTAGCATCTGAAGAACACGATGATCAACAAAAGGAAGAAGCAGTTTTTGTCCAAAAAATGTATGGACAACCAGCCGATATAGATAACTTAGAGTTATAATGTCCAATATAGCCTTTGTATTAGGGAATGGAGAATCCCGAAGAGGAATCCAAATAGAGGACTTAAAAAAACACGGAACAGTATTTGCCTGTAATGGTGTATATCGTACTGATCGCCCTGATTTTTTAGTTGCTGTGGATCCTAAAATGGTAATAGAAATAGCAGAAACTGATTACATGATGAATAATCAAGTGTACTCAAACTTCAATGCACAATATAACAAAAATCAAAAAATATTAGACCATGTTAAATGGTTTCAACCTAGTTTAGGTTGGAGCAGTGGCCCAACTGCATTGAGAATGGCTTGTGATCGTAAGTTTGAAGAGATTTATATACTTGGTTTTGACTATCAAGGGTTCCAAGATGAGAAACATACCCAGAGACATAAGTTTAATAATCTCTTTAAAGACACTCGTAACTATAAAAAAAGTAAAGACGAGGCAACTTTTTATGGCAACTGGATGAATCAAACTAAACGTTGCCTACAAGATTTTAAAAATATTAAGTTCTATAGGGTTATTCCTAACGGTTGGTTCGCACCAAAGGATTTAACCTGGAATGATAACCTTACTCATATGAACACAGAGGAACTGTTGTCTAAATTTGACATACATATAAAAATGTAGCCAAAAGAACGGTTTTTTATCAAATATAGGTACCTTTTTGCCTTTTTTTATTAAATATAAACACTTATAAGTATAAATCTTTAAAAGGAGCACGTGTAATGACGAATAAATTTGAAAGTTTGTTAGAATTACTAATAAACGAAGAAAACGACAAAGCAGAAGCACTTTTCCATGAAATCGTAGTAGAGAAATCAAGAGATATCTACGAAGGTTTAGCGGATGAAGAAACAAAAGCTGATGCTAAAGAAAAGACAGAAGAAGCTAAAGACGAAACTAAAGAAGACAGTAAAGAAGAAGTCAAAGAAACTGAAACAACTGAAGCTAAAGACGAAAAAGCAGAAGAAAAAGTAGAAGAAACTGCTAAAGACGAAGCTAAAGATGAAGAAGTTAAAGAGACAGCTAAAGAAGAACCTAAAGACGAAGCTAAAGCAGATGAATCAATTGTAACTGCACCAGCAGTTGCTAAACCAGTTGAAAAAACTGAAGAAGAAAAGATTGAAGAAATTGGTGGCGATGCTACTGACGAATTAATCAAAGATATTTCTGCAGACGATGAAGGCGAAGGCGATAAAGCGGCTGACGATATGGAAGTTGCTATGGATCCTGATGCTGAAAACGGTGAAGAAGCTCAATCTCAGGAAGAAAGAATTGTTGATTTAGAAGACGCTTTAGACGAACTTAAAGCAGAATTTGAAGCTATGATGGGCGACAAAGTTGATGACAATGGCGAAGAAGAAGCAGAAGAAACTGCTATTGCACCAGCACCAGTTGTTCCAACACAGCAAACTCAACCTCTAGTAAACTCTGAGTCAAAAGAAGCGGCTAAGGAAACTGTAAAAGAATACAAGATCCAAAAGTCAGCTGATAACTCAGACAAAGCTGATAACAAATCATCTCCAGTTAAAGCTACTACTTCAAAACATGGCGGAACTCCAGTAAAAACTGGAAGTGGCGCTGAAGACAAAGGTAGAGCGGCACCAACAACTAAAGATGTTAAATCAGGTGGTTTTGAAAATACCGGCGGAAAAGATAAAAGTACTTCAATGAAAAAAGAAGCACCTAAAGCCGATACTAAAGACCATTCAGATAAATCAGCAAAATCTCCAGTTGCTTCACGTAAGTAATTGTTGATTTTTAGGAGAGTCTAATGAGTTTATATCTTAGAGAACATCTAACTTACGATCAGGCCAGAGTACAGATCTTACACGAAGGTCAAGACAATAAAGATTTGTACATGAAGGGAATCTGTATTCAAGGAGGCATTAAGAATGCTAACCAAAGAGTTTACCCAGTAAACGAAATTGGAAAAGCAGTTAAAACTCTTAATGACCAGATCAGTTCAGGTTATAGTGTTCTTGGAGAAGTAGATCATCCAGACGATTTAAAAATTAATTTGGACCGTGTGTCTCACATGATTACTGAAATGTGGATGGATGGACCAAATGGATATGGTAAAATGAAAATTTTACCGACACCGATGGGCCAACTTGTCAAAACAATGTTGGAATCAGGAGTGAAACTAGGCGTCAGTTCTCGTGGCTCTGGTAATATATCAGAGTACGGTAACGGCGAAGTTTCAGACTTCGAAATCATAACAGTTGATGTTGTGGCCCAACCTTCGGCACCGGGTGCTTA